TCCTGTGCGGTGTGCACTATGGCACGTCTGGAGGGAAGAACGTGGCCTACCGTGTGCGGGCACAGAATGCTTATGTGGCTTTGACCACAGACTCAGTGGTTCACTGCTGGGAGCAAGACGTGATCGTGCAACAAGGGAAGCCTTGTCCAGGTTCTGAGACCAAACAGTCGAAGTTGTGGCAGATTCGGGCTGATTGTGGGGAGCAACTTGCTCCACACATCATCAAGAAGGCTGCTGACACCAAGGTTGGGGAAATAACCGGTTTGTTCGCGAAGCACGGCACACACCTCTATTGCAAGGGGAGTGCAGAGATCGCTTGCAAGGAGCTTGAAAAGGTTCAGAAAGGTTCTTTCCCGGTCGAGGAGTCAGGGCGCTGGCAGAAGTGCCTGCGGTTGCTTGAGAGAGAGGTTTCAGCTGTTCTCCGGAACGACCCAGCGGCCAAGAATGGGAAGCTACCACCAGTGGATTTCCAGTTGGTCTCTGAGCTCAAGAAGAGGGACACTGGTGCTGGGTTTCCTTGGAAAAACAGGTACGGAACTCTCGAGGAACTCGCACAGGCCATTTCGGAAGATGAGGATGAGCAGGAAAAGGAATTCAGGAAATACATCAACGAAGCTGAGGATCTGATAGTCTGTGGGGGGCAGCTGGACGCCAAGTACTTGGTCTTTTCCAAGAGAGACGCGTACAGCGCAGCCAAGCTTGTGGTCAACGAGCAAAATCCGTACCCGCGCTTCAGAACAATCCAAGCTTCGGAGTGTACCCTCCTGCTCCTTTCCGCGAAGTACTTGCGTCTGGCGGTTGAGAAGATTGAAATTGAGTTGCCTTGGGCTTATCTGGTCACAACAGAGGAGCAGAGGGAGCGCAAAGTCATGAGACGCCTGATGGATGGGTATTCTTTTGGTTGTGACGTCAAACGTTTCGACAAGACTCAGTCGCCTACCGTGGTTGAGTTTTGTGTTCGCTTGGTTGCGCGACACACTGAAATGCCCCAAGAACTTGTCGAGTGGGTGGTGGAGAACACCGCACGCTCCACGCTCATGCTCCCAGATGGTTCGACTCTCAAAATGGATGGGACCAACCCGAGCGGGAACTTCCTGACGTCGGTTATCAACACCTTGACACACAGATTGTACAATTTGTACCTCTTCTCACTGTGCCTCGAGTGCGAACCGCGTGAGGTCGATTCCAGAGTCGTCAGTGTGATGACTTCTGACGATGGTGTGGACACGTTCCGCGCTCGTTCGGACGCTATGTTGGTGCTTGAAAGGATCACTACAGCTGCGAAGACTGACTTTGGGTTCGACATCAAGCTTGAGTTGCTTGATGGACAACCGTTCCCACCTGGCGTTTTGCCCACCTATCTTTCGTACACGCTTGTGCAGAGGAAGGGTCACCACATTCCCGTTGTGGCCGACTTCAGGAAGAGGCTGGCGAAGTTCCAAGTGGAGACATCAAATCACTCGAAGGAACTGTGGTTGGAGAAAGCTTCAGGCATTTTGGAGGCCTCAAAGGGCTTCCTCCAGGTGCGCAATTTGGACAAGGACTACCCCTGGCCTTCTTCTTTTGCGGACTTCTACGAGGAGTACGTGAGGCGCTTCAACGAGTTGAGTCCCGGTGGGGTGCACAACATGGTCACAGTGGAGAACGTGGCCATGCCCTGCGACTTCACACACGAGTGAATGTCCCCTCCCCCGCCCACTGGGTGGGGGAGGGGCATTCAAAGCCCCCTGGTCTGGAGAACCGGCCAGGGGGCTTGTGTGTGTTGTGTTCTGTGCCAGCGGTTTTGTCCGAGTGTTGAAAGGTCATACAATTTGATTTCTGGTTAAGTTGCATGAACCCCAATGGAGAGTGGACGATCATCCGCGCGCTTCGTCAAGATCCCGGTACACAGCAAAGATGCGGAACGGCAGGAAGTCACAGCCATGTTACACCAAACAATGGAACCAATGACTGCACCGCTGATCCGAATCTCGGCACCCGGGGAATTGACATCTCTTGGAACGGCACTGGCGAAGCCGATGGAAACCTACACGCTAAGTTGGAACAACCAACCAACTGTGCAGGGATCCAACCCCCCGATAAACCAAACGCAATCTGCCATCGCGCTTGGGATGTCAGGTGGATTAGCTTCTGTACAACCGATCCTTGGCAACAAGATGTGGCAACCAGTCGTGCTCTTAACTGACCCGATTGTGAGTTACATCACCCGAACGCTTTCACCCTCAACCTATTTCATTGTTTCACCGAACAATTGGAACATCGCCTACACGATGAAGACCGCATTCCCGGGATTCGTCGTCGATGTGCCACCAAATTCGAGGAGGGTGGATACGTTGCTCCCACCAGGGGGCAAAATCGGGATCCCACTGACCAGCATGACCTTTCGCTCTGGGGATTGGAAACCCTATGGCGATTGGACCACATGTGGTGAGGTCTCAGGCAGGAGGGTATTTTGGGCTGATGGGGCCGATTCTGTCGACCCCTCTGGCAACATTGTACCTTTTGGCCAAGCTTGGAGATTGGTATTGCGAATGACGAACCAGAGTGAGTTTAGTGCTTACATCCCTGCGGAAACTTTCAAAATATCGCTCTCCTATCACACTGCAGGCGGTGAATCCGTCGTTAACTATGTCAACAATCCGGAGATGTACTTTGGCGCACAAGTTGATCTTCAGATGCCATCTGTGAACTACTCAGGCTATTTTTCCTTGGCGATTCTGCCCAGGTCAGATTTGTCTGGGAGGCTCGCATTGAATGTTGACTCAGTTGACCTCGAACTCAACACCGTCTCAGCTTTCCATCATGTCACGTTGGGGGCACAACAAGGAAAGGAGAACCTGATCGATCAGGTCAGGGTCAACGGAACCTCAGTACTTGTGTCAAACGTTGCAGCCAACAGCGCTAAAGGTGGTACCATATACGGGATCCAATCAAATGGAGAAATCCCGTGGTACGCCTGGCTGCAATCCCTTGAGGATATCACCTCCGCTGTCTCAATCTCTCACAGCACACAACCGTGGGAGAAGGGGATGTACGCGTATGTGAAGCCCCAAGGAGACCAACCGTTCAAACTCTCTGCTGCATACAAAAGGAC